TTTGATAAAGTTGTACGTCGTTACGAATACCATCTTCCAACATGCCTCCAAATTCAAAGGCAGATCTTATTGCTGTTTTATCACCAGCTCCGTAGCCACCAAATGTAGGACTAACTGTTTCTGCTGAACCAGTTGTCTTTGATATTACAAACATAGGAAGTCCTTGTAAGTGACCAGGGGTATTGTCTAATTGTTCTTGAGAGTGTATTCCAGATTCTACAGAAGCTTGATCCGGATAACGCATAGATTTAAAATAATCTAACTCCGCAGCTGTGGTTGCTTGACCAATTAAAGTTGTACCACCTTTAAGAATACCACCACCTTTTTTATCATAGTCTGCGGCAAAGACATTGTATAGATCTTCAAACTCATATCGTTTAGCATCTCTTTCTGCTCTATCTTCATAAATTTCATACGCCTGTAAAGCTAAAGCTCTGTCTGCTTCTTTTTTCTTTATGTCATATGCTATTAACGTATCTGTTATTGGAGCTAGAGATTGACCTAATTCATCAAGAAACTTTGGTAAAGCTCCTCTTTTATTACTTCTTGCTCTAAGAAGATTTGCACCAAACTTTAATAACAATAAATTAGTTGGTAATTCTTCTTCTGGTATAACCCCTTTAAGTTCTTCTTTTATTTTAGCAATTGCATTGTTCGTATCATCTTCAGTTATTTCTTTGTTAGATGCATTTTTTTCTAATTCTAACTCACCTTTACCTTTATCAAATTCATCCTTTGCTACAACTGAAGCACCTTTTGTATTCTGACCTACTAAAGATCCATCCGCAACAACATTTACTTGATCAGGTTGACCTTCAACATTAGCAAACTGTGAGTTTGCAGTGATTTCTTCAGAGGCTGAAGCTGCATTATTAAAAGCATCTATATAAAATGAGCCCTCATTATTTATTGATTCAGCAGTAGAAGCATTAATTACTTTATTTTCTTCTGTTTCAAACTCTGCAGAACCTTGATCAGTTTGTACTTCATTAGCAGATGATACATTGTTTGGAGCTATTGATTGTTTATTTAATAAAGCTCTTTCAATTTGTTGTATTGCAATTTGATATGCTGATCCAAAAGCATCTGAAGCAGATGATTTTTGTTTTGCTTCTATATCCATTTTTAATTGATTTAATTGATTAATATCCATTGATTGGATTTGATCAAAGCTAGGAACATCAGCTCCCGACATGTTTACAATATTATTATATTGAACAGATTCGCCTGCTTGTTTTAAACTATCTACAATAGGACCTATAAATTGTTGTATGTTTTCATAACCTTCTTCAGGAGTTAATTTTTTTGTATAATCGTAATCAATACCTTTGAATTGTTTTTCTTCTTCACTCAGTTGACCTGAGCCTGGTGTTTGAAAAAACGTAGCCATTATGTAAACATCTTGTTAAGAGAACCAATACCTCCAAGAGCTGTAGCTGCTGTTCCTAACATTTGTGAGAAAGGACTGCCAGCTTGTCCATAGTTCTGAGTATATTGATAACCCATTGTTGCAGGAGCGCCTGATAAAATATCAGACATAAATCCATATAGTTGCATAGGTCTATTAATATTTTGTAATTGATTTGCTCTTTGCATATCAAGAATACCTTGACCCATTTTTTGTTGCATACCTCCTATACCCATCATTTGACCAATGCCTTGTGTAGCAAGAGCATTTTGTAATTGAGCTTGTTGACCAAAACCTTGACCTAGTGCTTGACCTAGTGCGCCAATACCTTGAGCTCCCATAAGCTGAGCTTTTTGCTGATTTTGAAAAGTGTTCATTGCTTGACCCATGGCAGTATTAAAGTTCTGAGCCGTTAATTGTCCTATGGTGTCCATGACACCCTGATCAATCATGCTTGATTGTATTTGACCTCTTGATCCTCCATAAGCACCTCTTGAAACTTGTTGAGCCGCTGCTTGGTTTTGTGCCATCTGTCCTTGTTTTTGTATCTCTGCATTTAATTGATCCTGAAAAGGATTCATAAATTGCTGATATGATTGAGGATCAAATTGAGCTGAAGTAGCTTGACCATATAAATCACCAGCTTGCTTACCGTATTGAGCCAAAGCTCCTAGTCCTGCATCTAATGCAGGTTGATAACCTGGTCCTGTTCCTGTTGCTGTAAATCCTGTTGTTGGATCGTATTGAAAACCTTGTTGAGCAAAAGCCATGTTCATAGCTTGTTGCTGTGCTGGACTAAATCCAGCTAATTGAAATTGTGGTAAAGCAGGAGCACTGCCTACATAATCACTTACATTTTTAATTAAGTTTGTGTATCCCTGTTGTATATACTCAGGAGGTAAATTTTGTATTACTTGTGACTCAGCCATATCTTACCGTTCCGTTTTCTGCACCTTCAAAATCATAACCCATATCTTTTGCCATTGGTTTAGTTTCTCTTCTTAACTTGTTCAACATATCATGTCCTAACTCTGTATCACCTCCACCCATAGCGAACAAGGTGTATTCAGGTATTATATGTTCGTTTGGACTAACTCTTATAGGACTAGATTCTCCTGTGTTTTGATCTACGATTGCACCTTCTAAATTATCTAAACGACCTGTGCCAGGGCCCATGATTTTTCCTTCAGTATCTCCGCCCATTGCAAATCCTAAACCACTTTTCATACCAGTTGATTTACCAGCTTGTGACATTAACATTTGCATTGCTTGTTTAAATTGATCCTCTGTTAGATCTCCGTTGTCACGAAGCATAGTTAGTTCTTTTACAAACTTTTCTACTTCTTCCATAGTAATAGTTTCTGGTTTCATTTCTTGACCCATCATTTGATTACTACTCATTCTGCCAAAATTCATACCACTACCTACTGCTCCTGGTCTTTCTGTTGGATTGCCTTCTCTAAATGCCATGATACCGCCATCAGCATATGATGGTACAAGTCCACCATTCTTCATTGCACCAATGCTTTGTAGGTATCCGTAAATACTAGAAGAAGGTATAGGTGAATACTTCTCATACATATCTTGAAATTTTTTATTTATATTTTTAAGTGGATCTTTGTCTGGATCGTATTTGTATTCTTTTGGAATTGCATCTTCTGGAATTGGTTCTTCATCAAATAAACCACCTGCATAAGCAAGACCAGTTCCTGCTGCTATCATTGGTAAAAAGTCCATGATGCCTTTATCTTTAAAAGCTGTGGCTGTATCATACACTGCACCACCTGGACCTACTAAATTTGTTCCTGCTTGAGCCAAAGCTCCTGGTTGTATAAATTTATCAGCACCAAATTTAAATAATGGATTATCAGCTCCAAATGCTCTGCCACCAAAGTAACCACCGATACCACCTGCTATAGCTCCTTTAGAACCTCCTCCGAGTCCACCAATCAAAGCTCCTAGTCCTGCTGCAGCCATTGGATTTAATCCAAAAGCACCAGCTACAAGACCCGCGAATGGGGCTACCTTTTTTGCTACTTTTTTTACGCCTTTAAATAATTTTTTAAGCATGTTCTCCTATTGCAATCATGACTTGTTTTTGGCAAGGAGGCGAGGACTTGATAATTTAGCCAATTTAATTCTATAATTATATGCAAATTTCTAGTATTGTGCAAATAGAATTTATGGAATTTGACATAACAAAGTGCCCAATGGTGAAGGTTACTTGGTTGGATGCAAGAGACATGGAAACCGGTTGGCTACCCATTAAGGATATAATAAATGCTCCTTTGGCAGTATGTCAAGAAGTGGGTTGGATGGTTAATAATACTAAAGAAAAAGTAGTTATTATGCGTTCTTGGTGTGTAGATAAGGATGATAATCATGGCGGTGGAGCAATAGCAATACCAAAAGGATGGGTAACTAAAATAGAATATTTGGAGGTAATTTATGGATCAGGAAGCTACAATTAGTAATCTTTTTGGTAAACAAATTTACAAAACAACAATACACGACTACGAAACAATAAATAAGTTATTAATACCTAATATAGAATCATTTGTTAAAGAAAAGCCTGGTAGTGTGGCAGCTACAACGGATGTCACGGGTAATACAAACTTTACTAATTTAGATGATGCTGTTGATAATCTTCATCAAAAACCAATGTATATGTTTTTATTTTCACAATTAGGACAACATGTGAAAGCGTTTTTAGAAGCAAAAGGATATGATTTAAATAAATTTGATGCACACTTTACAAAAGCTTGGGCAACATACACCGTAAAAGATCAACACATTGCTAGTCATAAACATACGGCAAGTCATTTTAGTTGTGTGTACTATGTGCGAAATGAAGACATGGGAAATGTAAAATTTGAAGAAGAATTAGCTGCACAAACAGGTTTATTTATACCGCCTACAGATGAATACATAAAAGATTGGAATCAATTTAATTTTGCTAGTTATGAGATACCTGTGAAATCAGGAGACTTTGTTATCTTTCCAAGTGAATTATTGCACTACACAATAACAAATACTAAAGAAGAACCTAGAATTAGCATTAGTGCTGATATATTATTAACTATGAAAGAGGGAGTTAGTACAGAACATTGTCTTCCTCACCCAAACGGATGGAGGTCATTATGACAATAGATACTATATTACTTATAATAATTTTAGTAGCTGTTATATTTATAGGGTTCATGATTAACGTACAAGGACAACAAATTCATGACCTGTTAAAAAAGAAATAAAGTCAAGAAAACAATTTTAATTGTTTAGTTGAAATTGTCTTTTCAAAATCGTAAGGTGATCCTTACCCCAAAAATTTAACATAGGAGATTATTATGACAGAAAAAGAACGTTCTGAAAGCATAGCTTTCTTAGCAGATAAATTATCAAAAGCATTAAGTAGAATTACAGCATTAGAAAGAGATTTAAAAAGACATGTAGATTGTAAATGTCATAGTAAGCAAATAAAAGAAAGTATTGTTACACCTTTGAATGAACCAGAAGTGTGTGAAATGTGTAGTGCTTAATCGTACTTTACTTCACCTTTAAAATCAGGCAGCTGAGTGACATTGACTTGAACATTTTGTTCTATGTCATCCTCAGTTGTTGAGGTCTTTGGATCGTCTACATCTTTTTTTGCTTCTTCAGCTGAATTATAATCTTTACCAGTTTTTTTATTTTTTACTTCAACAAATACTTCGGGTTGTAATATAGGAATTTCTTTTCCATTTACTGTTTGAGTTCCTATTTGTTTTGATTCTTGTACTTTTTTAAACATTATTGTGTCATCTCCAATATATTAACGTCTACTATTATACCTGCGCCGGTTATTTTTATTTGATCAGCTTCTTCCAATACTAATTCTTTTTTTAAAACTTGATCTTGAAAACCATCAGCAGCACTGTCTTTGTACAGTGGTATCTCTAAATTACCATTACTAGAATCAACTTTTGCAACTGTTGTAGTAACAGCTCCTCCTGTTTCATTTGATATAAATATACTTTTTACAATTGCTGTAGTTGGTAATATAGGAGGTTGAGAGTTTTGATCTGCTGTAGGCACCGTATAAACAACGCCTGTTCCTGTTCTAGATTTGCTTATAAAACTATCAGCCAAGGAACCAACTCCTTGCTGTAGAAGAATCTTTCAATTCTTGTTGATAACCAAAGTTTAATTGTTGAATTACTTGCTCTAGCAATCTTATTAATACATCAAACTGTGTTTGATTATACTCTGGTGTTGCGTTTGGTAATCTTGTTGTGCTTATCTTCATTATCTACCTCCATCAGGTTGTACATCTAAACGTAATGTACCAAATCTCCAGTTACTTCCAACAGCATTACTTCTAATAGTTAGCTGTCCTTGTCTACCTCTACCTCGTATATCAAACTTTTCAGTTGTTGTCGACACGGTAGAGCTTGTAGTTATTGAGGTTGTGGAATTAGGATATGTTTTAAATTTTAATTCTACATCTACAGTGCCTGCCAAATCTTGAAAATCAGGAACACCTTTTCCTATATGTAATAATTGTTGTCCGTCTTGAATATCAAAGTCACCAGATGTAACAAAACAATTTAAAGCTTGTCCATCAGCATCTGTACCAAACTCATGTTGATAAAAAGTAGTAGCTCCTGCAGTTAATCCTAAAACTGAAGGATTTGTTGCAAAAGCTGTGGTTGAATATTCCGTAGCGTATGGATACTCATAAACACCATAATCAGTCCATGCAGTACGAGCTAAAGTTCCAACAGACCAAGACGCTTCAAGATAATTTAATGTTACATATCTATCTATTTGTTCTGCATTCTCACTACAATAAAACCAAGTTATTTCATTTTTTTCTGAGTTAAGACCACAATATGTTTCTGGTTGAGTTGTTATGTTAAAATCACTGAATACATAATCTTGTACACTACATGGTAGTTTTTTAACTGCACCGTCAAACATATAAAAAGAATTTTGTGACATCCAGTAAGTAACACCATTTACATCCTGCACACAGTGATTAGATACAGCTCCACAGTTAGCACCTAACTGATTCAAAGAGAATGTAAAAGGAGGACCTACAAATTGCATACCGTGTAAAGAAGTATCTGTCCAAACTAGTATAGCTCCTCTAGATCTTACTGCTGCCATAATTTTAGAACCATCTTGTATTCTAAAAGAACCTGCTGTGTTTGTTGCAGAAGGCAACCAAGTATTAAAATCTTCTTGAGAAGAAAAACGTAAAAACAATGGATCGGATGTTGAAGAAGTTCCTATTGTTGTTTCTGTTCCAAATAAAAATACATGTCTATCTACTGGAGATACTAAAGTAAATCTTGATGTTGTAGGAGCATTAGGAATTATTGCAGCAGGAGTACCAAAACCAACAGAGGTATCCCATCTAAATGTACCACCCTCACTAACTGTTGCAATTAGATCCTCACCAAAATTATCAAAAGACCATTGTCTACCATCAATTTTAACAGTTGATGTAGATCTAGGGGTATTCCAAGTTCCTGAGTTCCACGCACCTGTACCCCATCCATAACCGTAAGATGAATTTGCAAGGCCTACACTTATATCATAAGTTGCAGTTACCGTTCCTCCACCATTTCCTGTAGCGTTAGCTGTGCTTCCTGTATAAGTTATTGTGTAAGTGTTTGGATCAACAACTGTAGTTATTTCAAACTCTTTGTTCATATCAAGACCAGCTGTAGCTGACGCTCCACTAAATGTAACAAAGTCTCCTACTATTGCGCCATGAGCTGAGTCTGTAACTGTTATTGTTGCACTACCATTTGTTGTTGCAAATGGATTACTAAGTCCTGCTTGTGTAGATCTTACCGGAGTAATATCGTAAACAGCTCCTTCAGAATAAACATATAGTTTTCTATCTGTGCCAAGGGCCATGTATCGTATACCATTTAGATCAGACCATGCATGTAAATCTCTTACAACTCCTATAAGTGTATCTGTAATCAATTTAACCCAACCACCTATCTTTTCTGGTAAACCATATCTAAAACGAACCATGTCAGAATCAGTCCAACGACCTTCTGCACCATACTCTGTGTTTTGTTTATCTATACCTGGAGCAAATTGTATTTTGGTAAGCATTATGTAATCCTCATAAATCTGTAAACTAATTCACCAGCACCACCAGATGATCCTGCAGCTCCTGATCCATAATTCTCTGCGCCGCCCCCTGCGCCGCCCCCGCCTTGTGTGCCTGCTGTAGCAGGAACATTGACTCTACCACCATCACCACCAGTTCCAGCTAAACCACTATAAGAATCAGCACCATCACTACCATTTATTTGACAGTTATCACCACCACAGTTACCGTTGTTACCACCTGTGGCTCCATCACCAAAAGAATTAAATGCTCCTCTTGGTCCACTTGTAAAACTTGTAATATTAATTCCATCAACAGTTGTTCCCGAAGATAAAGATGATCCTTGAGTAGCTGTTCCTCCAGTTCCTGCTGTATTTGATCGGAGAGGTCCTTGCACTCCACCTCCTGATACAGAAGAAGCTCCACCACCTCCAAGAGAGAAAATTGAGCCTGTGCTAGAACCTGTTAAACTTGTTGCAGATCCTGCTCCAGCTGTTCCATTGTAAGCTCCTGATCCAGCGTTTCCTCCAGATCCTACAACGGATGTTAATGTTTCTCCTCCAGATACTGTATAAACACGATCAGAAATATGAGCTCCTGATCCTCCTCCTGGTCCAGATGATTCACCGCCAGCTTTATCATAAGAGGTTCCTGTATATCCACCACCACCCCCTCCAACAGCTTGTTTTATATGAATAGCATTTGCATTTCCTGGAACAGAAAAAGTTGTAGTTCCTGATCCTGCTGTATTAAAAGTACCCGGTGTATCAAATAAAGTAAATACGGTTCTCCACGAACCGCCATCTTTTATATAAGCCTC